TGACGCAGCACCCGATGAAGCACTCAAAGGTTTTTACGTGGAAAAGGATGGTAAGTACCATCTGGACGTGACCGGAATTGAAGACACCAACCAGATGCGCATTGAACTGGCGACAGTCAAGCGTGAAGCTGCTGAAAGACGCAAGGCGGCGAAAGAGATGGAAGAGCGGTTCGCTGGTATTGACCCGGAAAAGGTCAGGACGATGATGGCGAAACTCGACCAGGATGGGGAAGCAAAGCTCCTGGCCGAAGGCAAAATTGAAGAGGTCGTGAACAATCGCACTGAAAAGCTGCGAGCCGATCTGCAAAAGCAGTTGGACGAAGCGCACAGCAAGACGACATCCGCTGAAGCGCGAGTCAAGCAATACAGCCAACGCGTGCTGGATGATCGTATCCGGGATGCGGTGATGGGCAAGGTTCACACCAGTGCCATCAAGTCCGGCGATGTATTGCGGGCGGCGCGTGAACTGTTTGTGTTGGACGAACACGGCGATGCGGTGCAGCTTGACGCTGCCGGTAAGCCGGTGCTGGGTAAGGACGGGAAAACCCCGTTCAGCCCGGCAGAGTGGATTGAAAGCATGACCGAAATCGCACCGCATTGGTTCCCGGCCTCGTCAAGCGGCGGCGGTGCGGCTGGTAGCGGTAGTGGTAGTGGTACGAGCAAGGCTGCTTTGATGCAGATGCCCGCCAAAGAACGCATGGAATTAGGTCGTAAAAGAGCATAGCGCCACCAAAAGGTATCTGGTAGTATATAGTTTCACCCTATCACCCGGTAACGCTCTCACGGAGAGCCACGGTAGTTTGTCCAAGTGGACTTAAGATTTTCTTTCGTTTACTTTATAAGGACAAACTATCATGGCTCTAACCCTCATTGAAGCCGCCAAGCTTGAAACTGGCGACGTTTACCGCTCCGGTGTCATCGAACTGTACGCAGGTTCGTCTGACATACTCATGGCTCTCCCGTTTGAAAACATCACCGGCGGCTCTCTTGCATACAATCGTGAAACTGCACTGCCCGGCATCGGCTTTCGCGGTGTAAACGAATCCTACACCCCTTCGACAGGCATTCTGAATCCGCTGACCGAAGTTCTGGTAATTGCTGGTGGCGAATTGGACGTTGACAAGTTCATCGTGCAGACTCGCGGCATGGCACAGCGCACTACACAGGAAGCCGCAAAAATCCGCAACTTGTCCTTGACCTGGACTCGCAAGTTCATCAAGGGCGACAGCTTGTCTGACCCGCGAGAGTTTGACGGCTTGCAAGTTCGCACTACCGGCAACCAGATTATCAGCGCCGGTTCTACCGCAAACGGTGCAGCCTTGTCGCTGGCTGTGATGGATGAAGCAATTGACCAGACACTGAACCCTACCCACATTGTTATGAGCAAGGCGATGGCGCGCAAATTCTCCGCCGCCGCCCGAACCACTGCGGTGTCTGGATATGTGACGTATGATGTTGACCAGCTTGGTCGCCGCGTCATGCAGTACAACGGTCTGCCTATCTTGACTGTTGACCTTGATGGTTCTGGTACAGCAATCCTGCCGTTTACCGAAGCAGCCGCATCCGGCACTGATACCGCGACCTCGATTTATATCGTGGGCATGGGTTCTGACAGCCTGACCGGTATTCAGAACGGCGGCATCATGGTTGACGATCTTGGCATCCTGCAAACCGCCCCAATCTACCGCACGCGCTTGGAATGGTACTGCGGTATCGCAGCGTTCAACGGGCGATCCATCACCCGTATCAACCACATTGGCGACCTCGCCATTGTCGCTTAAGGAGAACTGAATCATGGCTAATCAATACTCGCAATTCACCTACGATGCAGCAACCAGTCTGAAAGCGGCTGGCCTCTTGGCTGCATCTGCGGATGGTTCCATTCTGGACCTGGGCGCAGGTCTGGTGGATGGTTATCTGGTAATCGATTTGTCGGCTTGCGAAGTTGCAACCGGCGATGAAATCTACACCGTGTCGCTGGAGGGCTCAAACGTGGCGGCAATGTCGTCCGGTTCGGTCTGTCTTGCCAAGAAGGTATTCGGCAATCTGGTTGTGCCGATGGATGCCGCGCTGTCCGCTGCCGGTCGTTATGTTGTTCCCTTCCGCAACGAAGAGGGCGGCACGATCTACCGTTATGTCCGCCTGTCCACGCTGATCGCTGGCACGGTTGATACCGGCATTAACTTTTCCGCATTTGTCGCAGCGGAGAATTAATCATGACCCGCTCCATTGAAGTATACACAGCGGTTAATGCAAATGTGCGCGCGGTCGGCACTATTGACCTTGACGCACAGGCATTGGCAACCGACAACGGTGCTGTTCCCGGTGCTGTGGCTGCCTATGTGGTGGCTACTGAAACTGGCGACAGCCTTATCCACAAAACAGTCCTGACATGTACCGCATTGCCTTTGTCTGTTGCCGATGATGCAGGTATTGCGCAATACGGCGGTGTAAAGGTTTATGAATTCCCGCTTGGTTTGATTTTTACCGCTGCTGCAAAAATGAGCGGAAATCTGACTCTGGGTGCGACAGGAACATTCATTGATGCTTTTACTGGCAAAAATGCACTCGGTTCGGTGGTCGCCACTACTGGTGCTACGTTGGTGGCAGGTGAAGCGACGTGGTTGCAGGAAACCGCAAACGCTACAGCCGCAGCAAAGGTTGCTGCAATCAGCTCAGTCAGCATTGCAACGCCGCTAACCGAGACGGCATCAAGGGTGTTTGATGGTCGCACTACAGCCGCTCCAATGTTCCTCAATTTTGCAATTGCGGACGATGTAACGCACACGGCGGGAACGGGCACCTTCACCGGCACGATTGAATTCGCTTGGATGAAGGTATAAAAATCCGAGGCGGTGAAATCCCGCCTCACCTAATTTAGAGGAGCATTTGATGGCTATTGTTTACAATGCGCAAGGTGAAGCGAAGACGCTGGATGCTTGCGATGCCCGCGAGCATATCGCGACGGGCCGCTGGTTTGCTGAAGCGCCAGCCGTCAATGAGGTTTTCGGAGATGGTTCTGGCGAAGCATTGCCAGAGATTGCTGATGTTCCGGTAGAAGCCGAAGCTCATGCCGTTAATGCGCCGCGCCGTGGCCGTCCGGCTAAATCGTAATGAGTACGCACATTCAGCGCATCATTATCCGGCGCAAGTAAGATATGTCCTTGGTCGTCGAAACAGGTGAAGGTCTGGCAACAGCAGAATCGTACTGTTCGGTAGCTGACGCTACCACATATCACGCTAATCTTGGTAATGCGGCATGGGCTGCTTTGACGAGCGACACCATCCGCGAGCAATGCTTGCGCAAAGCGACGATATATCTCGAAGGCCGGTACAGATCACGCTGGAAAGGGTATCGCAACACCGCAACTCAAGCCCTTTCATGGCCGCGTGCGTTCGTTTACCTTGAACCGTTCTACCTCGGTGCGGTAGGTTCGTACCCGTATCTGGTGGCATCTAATGTCGTGCCGGTTGAAGTCAAGAATGCCTGCGCGAGCTTGGCACTCCGCGCAGCAACGGTGACACTTATGGCCGACGAAAGCCGCACAGCGAGCAGCGAGACGGTCGGCCCAATCAGCATAACGTATGACGCATACAGCGGGCAAGCGGTGCGGTACAAGGAAATTGACACCATGTTGCACCCTTATATGAAGAGCGGTGGCGGGCAAGTGCCGATGGTGAGAGCATGACTTTCAACTACGCCAAAACCGCAGCCACCGCCTTATCCCTGCTGACCAAGTTTGGCGCAGATGTGACGGTGACGCGGGTCACGACCGGGACGTATGATCCTGCCACCGGGACGAATGCGGTGACAACCAGCACAGCAACGGTCAAAGGCGTGGTGTTGGATTTCGGTGCTGGGGTATCGATGGTTGGCGGCAATACGGTGACTGCTGGCGATAAACGACTGGTGCTGGAAGCCGCCGCCGCACCAGACATGAACGACCGCTTCATGGCGAATGGCAAAACGTATGCGCCGGTGAGCATCGGCGAAGTGAATCCGGCAGGCGTCACCGTTTTGTTTGACTTGCATGTAAGGAGCAATTGAGATGAGCAACCCAAAAGGCATCAACCAGTACACGAAGGGCGGCGGACATCGTATTGCGCGGGCAACGACGCGCAAGAACGCAAGGGGTGTAGCTTTTGGCGGCAAAAGCACAACGCAAGGGGCAAAGCGCGTAGACAGTATGTTTGGTGTGGCGCAACGCACATCATCGTTGCGCAGCGGAAGCGGCGCGAGACCATTTCGCCGGCGTACGCCATTGAGCGATGGCTCGGTTCTTGCACGTAGCAAACGCAGCGCCTTGAACGCGTTGACTAGAACTGGCACAGGGCAGCGAAAATTTGATGCGCTTTATAACAAGGTTTCGCGTCGCGTGAAGCCGAAAAAGTAAGATGACCTTCTCCGCCGACATAACCGCCTTCGCCAATGCTCGCAAGTTGAGCATTGATAACGCTGTGCGCGAGGTGGTGACGGAATTGCATGGTGAGGTGGACCGCCGGTCGCCGGTTGGCAACAGGGAATTATGGGCGAGCAACATGGATAGGGCGACACGCGGACTGCCTCCGAAGCCCGAAGGCTATATCGGCGGACATTTCCGCATCAACAACCAATACAACTTCGGCAGCTTGCCGGACAGTGAGGTTGAAGGCGAAGACCCAAGCGGATCAAGCTCAACGGCAATTGCAAAGGCAGGCATTTATTCTTCACCGGCAGCGGGGGTGCACTATATAGCGAATAGGGTTCCGTATGCGATGGCTTTGGAAAACGGACATTCCACGCAAGCACCGCAGGGCATCTATGGTCTCGCTATGCAGACAGTGGTTGGCGTGCTGCACAAGTATGGGTTTAGAGCATGAGTGTCGTTGCGATCCGCGCTGCGCTTGAGACTGCTTTGAACGGCATGAGTCCGGCGTTGAGCACCGCATTCGAGAATGTGCCATTCGTGCCGGTAGCAGGAACGCCGTATCAGCAGGTTCATATGCTGTTCGCAACGCCTAGCAACCGTGAGATGGGCGACCGCTACCAGGAGACGGGTTACATGCAAGTGAAATTGCAATATCCGCTGTCGGTCGGAACCGCGACGATTGCAGCGAGGGCAATGTTGCTCCGCACGACGTTCAAGCGCGGCAGCACCTTCGTCAGCGGAGGGATTACCACGATGGTGACTGAAACCCCGGAGATCGCGCCGGGTGGGGTCGAGGGCGACCGATACGCGGTGATTGTGAAGATTAAGTTTGTAGCACAGGTTAACGGATAGGAGACAGCATGAAAAAACTATATAGACAGGATGGTAGTGAAGTGGTGTTAAGCGATGCCGATGCGGATAAGTGGCTTCGGCAATCCCTCGCATTCCTCACGAACCCGAAAGAACCGGCGCAACCTGCCGTCAAGCAAACATGGCGCGGTAAGGTTGCCGACGCGCCGATTGATTCCATCAAAGGAGAATGATCATGACCATCGCACGTGAAAGTGGCAAAGTTTTGGCAGTTTACAAGCAAACCGGCCTCGGGGTTCCGCGCTCCGGGACGGGTGGGCAGGCGCTTCGCCGGGAAACATCCAGCGGTAAGTTGGCGATTGCCACCTACGAGAACAATGAAATCACCAGTCACCGGCAATCCACCGGTGTGACGATGGGCGGGCGCAGTGCATCGTTCACGCTCAACGGCCTGCTGTCCGGCAACACGTACTCGACCCTGCTTGCTTCGTTGCTTCGTGGCACGTTTGCAGCGGTATCGGCTTTCGCTGCGTCCACCATCACGATTTCAGGAACTGCTGCCCTGTACACCTTCACCGCGTCCGCAGCAACCCCAAATTTCCTGACCAATGGACTAAAGATCGGGGACGTGGTGCGTCTTTCGGCGGCGGGTGGCGCGGCGGGCAACAAAGCCAACAACATCCTGGTCATTGGCATCACCTCCGAACTGATATTCACCGGCATTACGCTCAATTCGTCTGCTCTGACGCTCGAAGCAATCACAGCCTGCACGGTGACGGTTCATGGCAAGAAACTCGCTGCTCCAATTACCTCACAAACCAGTGATTATTGGACGGTGGAAGAATATCAGTCGGACATCACCCAGTCTGAATTATTCACCGACACGGTATTCGGCTCGGTTGATATTGCTATCCCCGCAACCGGTAACACCACCGTGGCATTCAATGCCGTGGCACGTGACCGCACTTCCAGCGGGGCGCAGGTGTTGACTACACCTACTGCCGAGACGACAACCGCAGTCGTGCAGGGTATTAAAGGGGCGGTGATCGTACAGGGCACGCAGGTAGGCAACGTGACTGGCGCCACCATCAAGATTGACGGCAACGTGGCACTGGTTGGACAGGTGCTTGGCTCCAATATCGCCCCTGATGTCACACGAAGAATTCTGAAAGTGACCGGCCAGATTACCGCTTTCTATGAGGATGGAGTGATGCCTGGTTATTTTGAGGCGGGCACGCCAATCAGCATTGCGGTCGTTGATGCGGTGGATGAAACCAACGCCAGCGAGTTCGTGAGCTTCGTGATGAGCAAGGTCAAGTTGACCAGTGACGACAAGGACACCTCAGAAACCGGCATTGTACGCACCTACGCATTTACCGCCGAGATCAACGGCAACGGCGGGCCAACGCTGGCAAATGCGAAAACCATCATCTCCTGCCAGGATGGTTTGGCAGCCTGAGTGTAAGAGCAACCTACTCGCCCGTGTCTCCTTTCGCAGGAGCGCGGTCGGGCAAGGGGCAATACTTTTAACCCGCGAAAGGAAATACCATGACACAGAAACAAGCATTTTCACTGGATGATTTGAGCGCGACGAAAGCGGGAGAAACCGCATTCGAGTTCGAATATGTCAACGAACAAGGGGAGCCGACAGGAGTATGGCTATCTGTGTACGGCGGCGAATCTGAACGGGTGATGGCGGAAACTGCACGGCTACAAAACGATCGTCGTCGCAAAGCTGCGGCACGCGAGATCAATCAAAGGATCGGGGTGGGGAAAAACAAAGCTGAATTCGAGCCTTATGAATCGGACGTTGAATATGGCAAGCGCGTCGCATCGGTGCGACTGGCCGGGTGGCGCGGTGCTGGGCAGGTGGATGGATTGACCGCAGAACAGAAAGAGCGGTTTTGCGGCATCAGTGCGCCGTTCACGCCGGAAAACGCACTGCGCCTTTGCCAGAATAACGCCCTGATTGCCGCGCAAGTAACTCAACAATCTGAAGCGACGGCAAATTTTATGAAACTCTGACCGAGCAACTCGTTGAATATGCACGGGCAGAGTTTGAACTAGGCGTCATTGTTGAGGGGACTAAAGAGTCGCTGCGCGCTCAACTGGAGAGCGCGTGGCGACAGACCGGCAAGCAACCGCGACAGCTGGCGGAATTGCCGGAATTGCCGATGCTGGCAGGGCACTTGTGGATATGGTTCGTTGATATGAATAATGCAGAGAGGGAGGGAGGTATGTCAGTTTCACGCATCACCGCCACCTCAATGATTGCATGGCAATGGGCGACCGGCAACACCCTGGAGTTGTGGGAGAGAAAAGCACTGCGTGCTGTTGACGCTGCATGGGTTGACGCGCAAAGGAAAACGAAATGACTGATGCTACGCTTTATCTAAAGGTCAACTCCACAGAAGTTGGAAAGGGCGCGAAATCGCTCGACCAGCTCGCGCAATCTGGCGGTAAAGCGGAAGCATCAACAACCGCACTCACTAAAGCCACGGACATCCTTGCACGCTCTGCGAAAGTGGCAGCCGGTGCACTTGGTGCATACAAGCTCCTTCAGTATGCAAAAGATGCAACGCTGCTCGCTGCTCGCTACGAGACAATGGGCATTGTAATGAAGGTGGCGGGGAACAATGCTGGATACACCTCCGCGCAGATGGACAAGTATTCCAAGTCTCTGCAAAAGAATGGCATCTCAATGTTGCAAAGCCGCGACGCACTAACCCAACTTGCAACAGCCAACATCAGTCTTGCCAAAGCGTCCGAGATAGGCCGTGCGGCGCAAGACCTTGCGGTTGTTGGAAATGTTAATTCCAGTGAAGCGATGAACCGCATGATTCGTGGTATCAAGTCTGGTCAGATTGAGGTGTTGCGGACGCTTGGTCTTAACGTCAGCTTCGAGGAAAGTTACACGAAGCTCGCGAAGGAGCGTGGCAAAAATACTGAAGCCCTTACTGGGCAAGAGAAGGCCTTAGCGCGCACCAATGCAGTGCTGTCTGAAGCGAAGAACTACGCCGGGATTTACGAAGAATCCATGACCACAGCAGGCAAAGCAATGAGTTCGCTCACCCGTTACAGTGAAAACCTACAGCTCAAGCTCGGCAAATTGTTCCTTCCCGCATTGTCGGATGCTGTGTTCCAGTACACTGATGCGCTTAAGGCGGCGAATGCGGAAATGGATAAGCTCGGAAGCGCGGGTAACATCGACCGGATTGGTGTAGGACTTGGTGGCGCATTCAAAACAGTATATGAAACCGTTGTCGTGTTGGCAGCGAACGTGGGTTATGTGTTTACCACCATCCGTAATGAGATAGGCGGCATCGCCGCGCAGGTTGCCGCTGTGCTGCACGGCGATTTCGCAGGCGCGGCCGCGATACGCAAGGAAATGATCAAAGACGCCGAAGCTGGACGTAAAGCGATTGATGCATTCTCTGAGAGAATGTTAAATCATGGAAAGGTCGTTAATGCCGTTTCAAAATATGACGAAGAAGCCGCAATCAAGCACGGCATAGCATCGCGCGCGAAGGTTGCCGCTGATGAAAAATCTGCTGCCGCCTCGGATAAAGTAAAATCTGCCTTAGTCGCTCAGCAAAAATCAATTACCACTATGATCGCCTCCCTCGAAAAGGAAGCCGCGACATTCGGCATGACAACCACCCAGAGCAGGGTATACGAATTGGCGACACTCAATGCATCATCCGCGCAGATCAAAGCGGCGGAAGCGGCGTTAAATAAGGTCGATGCGCTACAGCTTGAAAAAGACAGGTTGGACGCTGTTCGTGAAGCAGAAGAAAGCCGCGCAAAAACGCTGGACAGCTCGACCGAAGCGGTTATCCAAAGCACTGAACAAATGCGTTTCGAGACCGCAGAAATCGGCAATACCTCAAAGGAAATCGAAGTCCTGCGACTGGCGCGTTACGACCATGTGACCCAGATCGAAATTGAGCGGCTCGCCGTGCTGGACGCTGCAAATGCTTGCACTATAGAATCCGAGGCGTTGCGCAATAACATCAAGGCGCGGCAATCCCAACGCACCGCGATGGTTGACAATGCTGGACGGAAAGCAATACAGGAAGCAATCGACGCGGAGAAAAAAGCCAGCATTGATATGTGGAGGTCCATCGATCAGACTGCGCATGACACGTTTGTGAGTATTATGGATGGCGGGAAGAACACGGCGCAGCGCCTAAAAGAAACGTTTAAGAACACGTTCTTTGATTGGCTGTATTCAATGACCGCGAAGAAGTGGATCATCAATATAAGTGGAGCAGGAGGAGCTGGCGCTTCCGGCACGGCAATGGCGGGCAGCACGGCGAGCAGCATGGCGAGCAGCATGGCGAGTAGTGCTGCTGCAAGTACGGTGTTTGGGTCTGCTTTCGCTGTCGGTAGTGAAGTGGGGATGTCTGCGAGTGCAGAGTACGCTGCCGCAGCGATGTCTAGCGGTAGTTACGCATCCGCGCTTGGTTTTGCTGCATCAGCCGCCGCACCGGTGGTAGTGGGGTTACTGGTTGCTAAATACGGATTTGGTTTGGGCAATTCCCGTGAGAATGTTGGCGCGGCACGGCTTGAGGGGACGGTAGGTTCAACCAGCGTCAATGCGCAGATGGCGCAAGACTGGAAAGTGGACGGCGGATGGTTTGGATTTGATTCTAAAGGCACAGATTATGCGGCTATATCCGAGGCCATGCGACTGCGCATTGCATCTGATGCTGAAAGTGTTCGACAAGTGTTTGTTGCTTACGGGAAAGCGGTTGGCGATACAACCGTCCCGATGAAGTATTTTGTTTCGGACGTAAACGATCTTGCCAATGGAATTGGCCGGCAACTTGTCCCTGCGCTGGAAGAATTCCGACTGGAAGGTGAGACGCTTGTTGATACGGCAGAACGCGTGACTGCTCAGATCAATGCGGCCAATGCGTATGTGAAATCATTAGAAGATGTTGCGCGCGCACAATTTAGATCAGCCGTGGATGCCAAGAACGCATTACGCAGCACAGCCGAGAGCATCCGTGAGTTTTCCGCAGGATTATCGGGTTCTACGCAGATAGGTTTGAAAGCGACATTCGAGAACCTCAATGCTCTTGCCGCACAGGGTGACATCACAGCACAAGGCAAGTTGCAGGGAGCAGCTACCGGCTACCTTGCGCAAGCAAGGACTGGAGCAGATTCGGCACTTGAATATGCACGGGTTGTGATGCAAGTGCAGACTGCGCTGAATGCGACGGCATCCACGCTTGACGCAACAGTTTCCGACACAGAACTACAACTAACCGAGGCTCAAGTAGCGAACGGTTATTTGCGGGATATAAGTATCGGAATCCAGTCAGGGAATGTCGCGGTTGGTGTCACCAATGCCGCTTTAGCGGATGGGATTGTGACGTTTGGTGAAGCCAATGAGATAGACCGCGCTATTGAGGCAAGCGTTGCCTTAGGCACAATGACTGCTCAAGCAGGGAATGACATCGCTGATATGGTGCGTGGATTGATGATTGATAGCAACACAATAGCCGGGGCAGGGAATGATGCAATCAATGTCACCAATGCAGCTTTAGCGGATGGGATTGTGACATACAACGAAGCCAATGAGATAGAAAAAGCTATTAAGGATAGTGTTGCTTTGGGCGTGATGACTGCTCAAGCAGGGAACATTATCAATAATATGGTGCGCGAAGCAGCAGTCGCTGGCAATGTAACCGCTGTTGATGCTCGTGACATAACAAACGCACTTGCACAGTCCACGATTAAAGGCAATGTAACCGCTGCCGACGCTCGGGATATAACAGACAAGCTCACAAAGTCCACGATTGAAGGCACTGGCGGAAATGCAACAGTCACCGCGATTAGAGCACTTGAAAAGACGATGGCGTTATTGACCGCAAGCACCCAGATGACTGCGAATGTATCAGCATTGAAGAATACGGTTGGCGCGGGTTTTGCGCAGCAGAATCTCACGTTAGACGTCGCCGCTGGAACGGCAGCGTATCAGCAGAATCAATACACCCAGTTGGTCGCGGCTGGGGGTGAGGTTAGCACGGTGGTGGATACCCAGTTGAAGGCCAACCTGGACGCAAAAGCAGCGGCGTACGCCAAACTACAAGCGGCGCTTAATACACCGAAGCCTGTGATGGATGATTCATGGAATGAGGGCGGAAGTTGGGGTCGGACGGCGCGACGAAAAGCAGCAGCACTCGCTCATGACAGAGATGTGAAACAGTGGCAGTCCGCCATAGATGAGGCGAGGGTGCAGTATGCGACACTCCCGGCTTTCGCGGTCGGTACCAATACCGTCCCGTATGATATGACCGCGCGCATCCATCAAGGCGAAGAGATCAAGCCCCGCACCTACGTTGACATGGAAAGATCGGCGCGGGAGGAAACGAATCGGTTGTTGGAGCGATTGCAATCCGAAGTGTCGCAACTCCGCAGTGAGGCGCGATCTCATAGTCTCGCCATTGCCACTAATACCGGCAAGGCTGCGCGGATTCTCGATAAATTCGATGGTGACGGACTTCCGGCGGAGAGGGTTGCGTAATGCAAATCTTACGCCCAATTCAGATTTCGGATGTCGCCCTGGTATCGAGCACGGTTGCTGTTGCAGACCCTGATGCCGTTAACGGATATTGGGATACCACAGCCACCTATTCTGTTGGCGCTGTCGTTCAAGTTGACAACGATGGAACCGGGACAAAGCCGAATTTCACTTTCACCGCATCCGGGAAAATCATCACCTGCTCGGCAGCGCATTATCTGTATGACCGCAGCACAGTGTCGCTCACAACTACCGGCGCACTTCCGGCAGGGTTATCGCCAGGCACACTCTACTATGTCGTTAACGGCTCAACAAAAGGCGATTGGGGGGTCAAGACGACGCTGAATCTATCGCTGACAAAGGGCGGCGCACCGATTATCACCGCCTCGGCAGGAACCGGCACCCACACCCTGACAGTCAATTCGCACGGTGTAGTGGACTCGAATGGGCGGATTAAGATCGTGCAAACTCATCGCCTGTATGAATGTCTGGTTGCAGTATTGGCTGGAACAAATCTTGAACCACGAAAAGCCCCGGCAACGTGGTTTGATATTGGTGCATCAAATCGCTGGGCACTCTTTGACGCCAAGAATTCCACCCAGACCGAAAATGCCGACTCAGTGACCTATGTCATCCAGACAAAGGGCAGAATTGACGGAGTGTATGTCGGGAATGTCAGCGCGGCCTCAATCACGATCACTGGGAGGGAATCAGGTGGTGGGGCAATTGTGTACGGGCCGAGCACCTATCAATTGGTTTCAACGCTTACAATCTCAAGCTACTACGCATGGTTTTATGATCCTATTGAGCGCAAGAAGCATTTCATTGACCTTGACCTTTCAGCCACCTACACCGACCTGGAACTTACAATGACGCTCACCGACACCGGCTCAACCGTCAAATGCGGCACATTGGTGGTTGGGTTATCAAAAACATTCGGTGAAACACTGCGTGAGGGGGCGACGGCTGGGATAGTCGATTATTCATCTTCATCGATTGACGATTATGGTGAACAGAGTTTTAGTGAGCGCGGATATTCGGACAGAATGTCATTGCAGATTATTGTCGATAGACTGGCTACTGATGCTGTAAAATACGAGCTGACTAAATATCGCGCAACCCCTATTGTTTATGTTGGGTCAACGCTCTATGAATCGCTTATCGTCTATGGATATTTCAAATCGTTTTCTGTCGCGATGACTTACGAATCGCATTCTATATGTACCATTGAAGTGGAGTCCATAACATGACCATTCCGTTAATAACATACGCTCCGGCGCGGTCGCAAGACCAGACCACTTTCGACATCAACGTTGAAGGATTTATCACTCAGGTTATCGACGCGATACCGGCGATGAATACCGACATTGCCACGACCAATACCAATGCCACCACCGCCACGACTGGTGCCAATACCGCCACGACGAAAGCCGCTGAAGCCGCTGCAAGCGCGCAATCAGCCAATGGTGCTGCGGGTGCGGCTAAATGGGTATCTGGAACGACTTATGCTGAAGGAACTGTAGTATGGTCGCCAACTAATTTCTTGAGCTATCGCAGAAAAGTGGCTGGTGCTGGAACTACTGACCCCGTAAATGATACGACGAATTGGGTGCAAATTCAGACGGATTATAACAATGGAATCAACCCAACCGCCATTGCCCAGTCTATAAACATGACAGAAGCATCAAGCGGCTCGAATGGAATCCAAGTCGCAGATAACGCGAACATCGACTTCGGTACTGGAAACTTTACGCTGCATTGGGAAGGTAGTCTGCCTGACTGGACGCCGGGCACTAATCAGTATCTATGTATCAAGCAAGAGTCTGTCACAAAATACTATACTATGCTAATATTTGATAGTGGACGACCTGTCATACGTATTGCCCGCGATACAACTGAGGTTGCATACCCAGCGACTACAAATACTGGTGCTGCTGAGGGAAATGTACAAAAAATTACTGCCTGTGTCGAAAGAGAAACAGCATCTTCTGACGGCTATATTACTTTCTATACAAATGGTGTTCAACTTGGCTCTGTAGTAACAATTCCTTTTGTTACAACTACAAATGCAGGAGCAAGTATTGACAATACAGGTAATCTGTACATACTTGGAACATCAGCAACCCGTTACGCAGGCCGCGCCAAATCCGCCATCCTCTACAACCGCGCACTATCAGCATCAGAGGTACTAGACCTTTGCAGGAATGGCGTAGCGTATGCGGATACGGGGGCGAGTCAGATTCCTCAATATGTAGGTGATTTCAGTGCTGGTACTGATAATTGGGTTTCATATAGCAACTGCACTATCGCTGGTAATACGGATGGGATAGCCGGTGAAAATGACTGGCTGGCTATTAACGCTACCGGCTTAAATCCGGCTTTTCGGAGATTATCGACATCGCAACCTTGCATTACTCCGTATAAGCGTGCGCGCATTAAGCTGCGTTATTATGCTGCATCTGGGTCAGCAACTAATATCAGAATAACTAACCAGGTAATTACAGGTTCAGAAGTATTTGGGGATTATGCAGTAGTATATGGTTCAGTGCAGGAAGTTGTATTCGATGTAACTGAGGGGCTTGGTTATTACGGCATGTTGGTACAATTTCTTGGGGGGGTGAATACAGACAGTTACTACATGAAAGATTTTATCTCTTACCCATCTGGAGCAACCCTAGAACTCACTCCTGAAGGCATCCAGCCAGAACCCGGACAGTGGCTTGATTCGTCAGGCAATAAGCAACATGCCAAGATGCCTATTGAAGGAGCTACTACCACCAGACGCAAAAAAGACTTCGAGGTGCGGTGGTCTAATACTTGGGCTGGTACGCAGGAAGCCCAGTATTTGGGCGGAGTAAATGAAGCTATCCTCCCGTCAGACAACATCCGCAACGAGTCTATTACGATGCGCTGCTCGGCAACAGGCGTGAACGTGATTCTCGGCGATGGTTCAAATACCAGCCGCTGGGTAGCTTCTGTTGCCCTCGCGACTTATCTGGACGCGACAGTAGCCAATAGGAATCACGATGGCACTAACCGTAAGCTGGTAATTAAACCAAGTGCCAACTACGCCGGAACTATTACCACAACAATCATCGGCAGAATTTTAGACTAGGGAGGCATCATGCAAATTACACTAACAAGCGGAACAGTCGTGGAAATCAAGAATATCAACCTATCTGCTGGCTCTGTGGACTGGAGAAGGGTAAGCGGAGAATATACGGGTGACTGTGTGAGCTATGTCAGCATGACTGACCTGATAACCGCAGAGCAGTCTATCAAGGAAGCACTTGAAGCAGAGGGCGTATGAGATTACCAATCGACAAGCAAGCGCATTTCCTCGCTGGCTACGCAATATCTGCCACAGCTCTAATGCTGCTCCCATACGGCTGTGGACTTGCTCTGGCTGTTATAGCCGGGTCAATTAAGGAGCTGTACGACTATGCCAGTGGCAAAGGAATAGCAGACCGATGGGACGCTATTGCAACCGGGATTGGCGGGCTTGTTGGTGAGCTTATTTTCTGGGGAATAAAAGGGGGATTATAAATGGAAGAGCGACGTGTACACGAACGGCTCACCGTTGTTGAAGAATGGGTCG